AAAAGAACTCGCGGTAGAACTCGGCTTAAGTTCCACCCAGGCAAAAACGTTAGCGACTGCATTTGAGCTGGCGGGGCGCAATAGCCAGCAACTTGAAGCCGCAGTCACAAATATCCAAGGTCTGGGCTTGTCCACAGAGGAAACTACGTCCGCAATAAAAATAGCCGTAGAACTTTCCAAAGAATACGGCGGCAGCGTCGAAAAAATTGCACAAGCATTTGCGGATACCTTAGAATCAGGGAAAGTAAGTGTATCGACATTAAATAAATTTACTGCTCAAGGCATACCTATTCAGGATCAGTTAGCTGAAAAATTAGGTGTCAGCCGCACAAAACTACTAGAGATGGCTAAGGACGGTAAGATTAGCGTCCAGCAAGTTAGCGATGTCCTTGTTGACATGGGCCAAGAAGCTGAAAAAACGGCAGACAAAGGTAAGACAGGTTTTGATCGCTTTGTAAAGGCTGTTGAAGGCATAGCTACGGCCATTGCGAGCGCTGCTGGGGCACTCTTAAAAACCCTGGTTCCAGCCTTGGACACTGTACTTACAAAATTATCCAACATAATCACACGCGCAACGCAAGCAATAAACCTTCTTACGGACGCACAGGTAGGAGAAGCATCAGCGGCTTTAGCACGATCTGGCATGTCTCGCGGTACGTTATTTGCAAACAGGGGCAATATAGACGATTTAACTCAAGGACTAAAAAGTTTACAGCCGCTGTCCGCTAAAACTAAAGAACAGTTCGATCGTATTGCAGACACAGCGCAACGCTACAGAGTAGAACTATCAAAATACGGAGGCAGTTTAGGTGAATACGCTGTAAGGACAGCACAAGTAGAACTTACCCGCGTAACAAAGGATCTCGCCGCAGCACGCGAAGCGGTGGGCGCCCCGGCTCGCCCTGATGCAATTACAGATATAAACGTACCAGCAAATTTACCGCCTTCGGGCGCGGGTGCGGGTAAATCGGCAGCCGATAAAGCCGCAAATGATGCTGCACGGGAAGCTGCACGTGTCGCAGAAATTGTTCGTGCCCGCCAACTAGCGACACTGGAACTACAGCGTCAAGCCATATTCAGTCAAAAAATAGCAGAAGCAGAGATGGCTAAAGACCCCATCCTCGCCCGCCAGTTACAGGGTCAGCAAGAGATTATGCAACTAGGCATTAAAATTGCTTCTGAACTTGAAAAAGAACAGAACACCACAGCACAACTAGCCATGGCGCGTGAATTTCAAGCGAAAAAAGCCCTGGCACTACTCGGCATCGAAATAGACATAGCAAAAATTACACAGCAACAGAAGGAGCAATACGACACCATTATCTCCGACTTAGATACCGAACTTGCGTTAAAGTACGCGATTACAGAACAGGAACGCACACAATTGCGTATTGCTGCCGAAATGCGCAAGCTGCAACTGTCCGATCCTTTTCTGACCGAACCACAGCTGCTGCAAATTCAGCAAGCCAAAGAACGTCTAGCTGCACCCAAAACAGGGCGTGAATTAGTACTAGAACGCACTGGAGCCCTAGAAGACGAACTAAAAAGTTTAACCGATGTAGGTAACGTCGCCATCACCGTTGCTGACGGCATAGGCAGCGCATTCAGTACATCCTTCAAAGGCATCATCAGCGGCAGCATGACCGCCAAGGAAGCACTGGCAAACTTCTTCACCAGCGTGGCCGACATGTTCCTCGACATGGCAGCCCAGATCATCGCCAAAATGATCACAATGGCAATCCTCAACGCCGTCCTCGGCGTGCTACCGGGCGGAAACTCCGCGTCTGCACTGGGCAGCAATCCGAACGTGGGGGCGTACAGCGGTACGGGTATCGAAGGAATCACGATGGGCACGTTTGGCGGTGCCCGCGCCGCTGGTGGCCCCGTATCCAGCGGCCAGACTTACATGGTGGGCGAGCGTGGCCCGGAGCTGTTTGTACCTGGCCGCAGTGGCACCATCGTCGCTAACGATAAGATGGGCGGAGGCAACACTAACGTAGTAGTCAACGTGGACGCTAAAGGCAGTAGCGTAGAAGGGGATGCGCAAGGCGCTAACCAGCTTGGTCGTGTCATCAGTGCTGCGGTACAGTCAGAGCTTATCAAGCAACAACGACCCGGCGGTATTTTGGCACGCTAATGGCTACCTTCCCTGATTACAAACCACGTGTCGGCGCAAGCAAAAGCAGCGCACCTACTGTACGGTCTACCAAATTTGGTGATGGCTACGAGCAGCGTGTGCGGTTTGGCCTCAACCAAGATCCAAAGGAGTGGACGCTGGAGTGGAATGTAACCGAGGAAGTAGCCGACGAAATTGAAACCTTCCTAGAAGCACGTGCTGGTGCAGAATCCTTTGACTGGACACCACCTGATACCAGCACCAGTTACAAGTGGGTATGCAGCCAATGGCAAAAGACTATTGATGAGCCATTTCGTGGTGTTATACGCGCCACGTTCCGGCAAGTCTTTGAGCCGTGACCGCACCAGCACTCTGGCAAGCTAGTTCGGCTTACAACGTCGGTGATGTTGTACAGGCCACCATCCAGCCAGCCACTGGCTTCTTTTTCCGCTGCACGGTTGCTGGTACGACCAGCGCGACGGAGCCATTTTGGCCAACCATCATCGGCAATACCACCGTTGATGGCACCGTCACTTGGATGGCGGTCACCATCCTGTCGGGTGATTTCCAGGCGCCAAACCCCAGCGCCATCATCGAGCTGTTTGAGCTGGAGCTGATCACTGCCATCCACGGCAGCAACGAAATTTACCGCTTCCACGCTGGCACCAACCTTGTCGATAACGGCGACATCATCTGGCGCGGCAATAGCTATCTGAAGTTTCCGATCGAGGCTGATGGCTTTGAATACAGCGGTCAAGGGACACTCCCGCGACCCAAGATCCGCGTCAGCAACATCTTCGGCACGGTTACGGCCATCATCTTGAGCCTGCCGGTTGGCCTGGAAGGCGCCAAGGTAACGCGCATCCGCACGCTGGCGAAATACCTCGATGCAGCCAACTATCCAGTCAGCGGTGATGTGCTGCTCACCGAGGATGACGACATTCTTTTACTGGAAGACGGCGGCAGCTTCCTGCTGGAGCCGCTTAATTCAACAGAGGATGCTACCGCTGAATTCCCGCGTGAAATTTACTACATCGACCGCAAGAGCGCCGAAAACCGCGACCTCGTTGAGTTTGAACTTGCTGCTGTTTTTGATCTTGCTGGTGTACGTGCCCCGAAACGCCAGTGCATCGCCAACCTGTGTCCATGGACATACCGCTCAGCGGAATGCGGCTATACCGGCACCAACTACTTCGATGCGGCGGATCAACCAGTACTGAGTGCTGCTGGTGATGTATGCGGCAAGCGGTTGAATAGCTGCCACCTACGTTTCGGGCAAAATGCTGAACTACCGTTCGGCGGCTTCCCAGGTGTTGGTACATTTAGCGGATGACGCAAGCCTGGCGCCAAACAGCACTGGATCACGCCAAGGCTGAATGCCCACGCGAGGCGTGTGGGTTACTGGTCGTTGTCAAAGGCCGCGAGCGGTACATCCCATGCCGCAATGAAGCGGCGTCACCAGATCAGATGTTTGTGCTTGCCACCGAGGATTATGCCGCCGCCGAGGATAAAGGCGAAATCATCGGCATCGTCCACAGCCATCCAACCACTGCACCACAGCCATCACCAGCGGATCGCACTGCCTGCGAAGCCAGCGGTTTGCCGTGGTACATCGTCAATCCAAACCTTGAAGCGTGGGGTGAATGCAAGCCGTGTGGCTACAAGGCACCACTGATTGGACGCGAGTGGGTGTGGGCCATCCATGATTGCTGGACGCTTGCCCGCGACTGGTACGCCGAGCAAGGCATCATGCTGCGCGATTGGGAGCGCTGCACCAACCCCGATGACTTCCAAGCAAAGCCGTATTTCGACGACCGCTGGAAAGCCACTGGCTTCCGCGAGCTGTTGCCGGAGGAGGAGCTGCAGCCTGGTGATCTGCTGTTTATGAGTATCGCCAGCCCCGGTTTGAATCACTGCGCCGTGTATCTGGGCGATCAGATGGTGCTGCATCATATGCAAGGAAGGCTGAGCAGCCGTGATCTTTATGGCGGTTGGCTCTTAAAATGCACGGGGAGGCGGTTGCGTCATGCTGCGTAAGATCAAGCTATACGGCGCCCTCGCCAAATTCGTCGGCCAACGTGTACTGGAGGCTGATGTCGCCACTGCCGCCGAAGCCGTCCGCTTTCTGGTAAGCAACTGGCCAGAGCTGGAAAGCCACATGGCCAAGCAGTATTACCGCGTCCATACCGCAGGCGAGGATCTGACGCTGGATGACATCCACAACCCCATGGGCCGCGAAATCCAGATCGTGCCTGTGATGGCTGGTGCTGGTGCATTGGGGCGGATTTTGCTTGGGATTGCGTTGATTGCACTGGCATTTGTTCCAGGTGTTGGTTGGGCTGCCGCCACTGCCACGGCGAAAGCTGGTCTTACTGCCGTCGGCACTACTCTTTTCGGTCTTGGCGCCAGCCTCGTCCTCGGTGGTATCGCGCAGGTGCTTACCCCAACACCCAAAACCGATAAAGACGAAGGCGATCCTAAAAAAAGCTTCAGCTTCAGCGGCATCCAAAACACCACCCGCGCTGGTGTGCCAGTGCCAGTTGTCTATGGCGAGCTGCTGGTAGGCGGCATTGTCGTTAGCGCTGGTGCTGACATCGTGCAGGTGTCGGGATCATGAGCATTTACGGTGCTGGCGGCGGCGGCAAAGGCAAGGCAGGCGGTGCCTCCCGTAAAGCTAAAGAGGCTAAGGATAATCTTGACTCAACCGCCTACGCCAAGATCGTTGAAATCCTCAGCGAAGGCGAAATCGAGGGCTTCGCTACACCATCCCGCCTGGGACTAACGCAAGGCACGACGCAATACTCAAATGCATCGCTGAAAGACATCTACTTCAACAAAACACGCCTGCTGAATGTTGGAGCGGACAATACCCTCCCGCAAGACTCTGACTTCAACTTCCAGAACGTCACGGTCGTCACAAAATTTGGCACGCAAAATCAAGCCTATGTCCCAGGCTTTGATGCCGTTGAAGAGGAGGTCTCTGTCAACCAAGGCGTAGTGCTCGCCACGCCTGTCGTCAAGACCATCACGGATGTCAATGTCAATGCAGTCCGCCTAACCATCAGCGTGCCGCTGCTGCAAAAGGTACTGGACAATGGCGACATCGAAGGCACATCACTGTCGCTTGCGATTGAGGTGCGTTATTTCGGCGGCAGTTACACCACCGTCATCTCGGACACGATTTCAGGCCGCACCTCTGACCTGTACCAGCGGGATTACATCGTTGATCTGTCTGGTGCATTTCCAATCGACATCCGCGTCAGCCGCACATCAGCAGAACCCACCAGCATCAAGGAGACCAATGCCTTTAGCTGGTCCAGCTACACCGAGCTGATTTACAAGAAGCTGAAGTATCCAAACACTGCATACGTCGCTACACGCATCGACGCTGAGCAGTTCAGCAACATCCCCCAACGCTCCTATCGCATCCGTGGCATTAAGGTCGCCATCCCAAGCAATGCCACCGTTGATCTTGAAACCGGCAGGCTGACATATAGCGGCATCTGGAACGGCACCTTTGGCGCCGCCGCATGGACCACCGACCCAGCCTGGATCCTATGGGATTTGCTCACCAGCAAACGCTACGGCCTAGGCGATCACATCCAAGCCAACACGCTGGATAAGTGGGCATTTTTTCAGGCCAGCAAGTATTGCGGTGAACTGGTATCAACGGGTCTGAACGATCCAATTAGCGAGCCACGGTTTAGCTGTAACGTCAACATCCAAACGCAGGATGAGGCGTACAAGCTGATCAATGACATGTGCTCGGTATTCCGCGCCATGCCATTTTGGGCGGCTGGTTCGATCAGCATGATGCAAGACCGGCCATCGGATCCGGCTGCATTATTCAGCCTCTCCAATGTCAGCGAGGCTGGCTTCAACTACGAATCCAGCAGCCTCAAAACCCGTTCAACCGTTGTCGTCGTCGGCTGGCTCAACCTAGAACTTGGCGACATCGACCGTGAAGTGGTGGAGGATCCAGAAGGCATCGCCCGTTATGGCGTCGTCACAAAAGAAGTCACGGCATTTGCTACTACCAGCCGCGCACAGGCCCATCGTGTCGGGGAGTGGATGCTGTACTCCGAGCGCTACGAAACCGAGGTAGTGAATTTCACTACCAGCCTGGAGAACGGCATCATCGTCCGCCCTGGTGCCATCATCAACATTGCTGATCCTGTAAAAGCAGGTGCCCGCCGTGCCGGTCGTATCAGTAGTGCCACCACCTCCACGGTGACGGTTGATAATGCCACCGACCTGCCCAGCACTGGCACGCTGAGCGTCGTGTTGGATGACGGCATCGTCGAAACACGCACCATCACCGACCTGACTGCTGGTGTCTATACAGTCACGCCTGATTTCAGCATGGCGCCACTCAGCGGTGGTGCATGGATGGTTGAAACCGACGACATCCAGCCAACGCAGTGGAAAGTGCTTGGCATCCAAGAGCAGGATGGCCTCAACTATTCGATCACCGCTGTCAGCTACAACAGCAGCAAATACGACTACGTGGAGCGCGGCGCACCGCTTGAAACCCGCGACATCACCAATCTGAACGTACCGCCAGAAACGCCGGAGGATTTAACGGGCACTGAAATCCTGTATCCATTGAATGGTCGTGTTGCCACCAAGCTGGCACTGACCTGGAAAGGTGTGCGTGGCGTCAATGAATACCGCATCCGCTGGCGGCCTGAATTCGGCAACTGGACCGAAGTCCGCAAATACGGCCCGCTGTATGAGATCGAGGATGTCAGCGCAGGCAACTACCAAGTGGAGGTGTACTCGATCAGCGCCACGCAGGTGATCAGCAGCGCACCAGCCGAGATGATGTTTACCATCACTGGTGTAACCGCACCACCGGCTGATCCAACCGGCGTCAGCTTGGTGCCGATCAATGAAAGCACCGCCATCATCCAATGGGATCTGGCCACTGATCTGGATGTATTGATTGGCGGTGAAGTGTTGATCCGCCATGACCCGCGTGATATACCAACGGCTGAATGGAGCAGCAGCAATGCGATCGTGCAGGCAGCAGCAGGCAACCAAACACAGAAACAGGTGCCACTGCTCGCTGGCACGTATTTCATCGCCTTCCGCGATCAATCCGGCGTGCGTTCCGTCAATCCAGTCGGCATCCATGCTGTACTGCCAACACCACAACCACGACTGGTGCTGAAGACA